GCAGCCCAGCGCAATGTGACGATCTCGCTTTTGCGCTGGCCGGATAGCAGGGCGAACGCGACGAGCGGTCGCAGGCTTTCGTGTAGCGCGGCGAACAGCCGATCCTCTTCCTCGCGCGTCAGCACGCGGGTGGTCGGCGCCGGTTCGCGCAGCTTCGTTTCGCGCCAAGCAATGGCCGGAGTATCGAATCCTCGCGCCTCATGCCATTCGATCACGCGCCGGAGCAGCGCCGTCTCGCGGTTCACGCTGCTGTTCTTCACCTTGGCCCGGCGCCGCGCGATGTAGCGATCGATGTCGGGGAGCCTTAAATCCTGTAGGGGCTTCGACTTTCCAAACCCGCTGGACAAATTGGCGAGCTGATAGATCACGGTCGCATGACTGCGCAGATGCTGACCTTTCGCCAGCCACCAGGCGTCGCAAGCCGCGTCCAGCGTGATCGAAGGCTTGACCTCCTCGCCTAGCGCCGCCCGCCGCCGCTGTCCGGCTTCGTAGCGCTCCGCGTCCCGGCGCGAAGTGCATCCCGTCGAGCCGTAATACCGATGACCTTTGAACTGGAAGCTGTAGTGCCAGAACCTGCTCTTCTTCGGCTTGTGGAGGGACATGACGGATTATCCTGGCGAGTTTGGCGTTCGATGTATTCCGCAAGGTCATCCTCGCGATAGGCGATGACGCGCGGCGTGACCTGCACGTAGCGGATGTTGCCCTTGGCTCGGATCGCACGCAAGGTTCGAGCCGCGATGTGCAGTCGCTCGGCGGCTTCGGGTTCGGTGAGAAGGTCGGGAGCGGTCACTCCCCCTCTCCCACGATAGACCGGGATAGGTGGGCGGGTGCTTCGGGTAGAGGTCGCCAGTGTGTCGGGTTCTGATCGCAGAAATCGAGATTGTTATACCAGCCTCGACGCCCGCGTTGCTGCATCCCGGCAAATATAAAGCCGCCTTCGTCGTGAGGTTCAAAGCACCAGACCAGTTCGTTATCCGGCGCGCTTTCGATCGGTCGCCATTCCAGCCTATCCCCCTCTCTATCGGTAGGGGATTGCGCATCGCTCTGCGTATCGGTGGTGGGGTGGGTGAGGTCTTCGCATTCAGGGTAAATGCAATCACCCCCGAAGCGCGGTTGCCCTCGGGAGCACATGGCTGTTCCCGAGCCGGTGCCTACGGCGCAACCGATAGGTAGGTTGTCTTTTGCCTCTGCGCTCTGCGTGAGTTTGTCTGTCATGGTGGGAACAATGCGCTCCGCATGGCGAACGGCAGCGTTGAAATTGAACCCGCTGCGTCGCAGATAATTGACGACACCCACTTTTGTTAAATTGCCCCACTGATATTCTTGTTCAATCTTTTGCAGCACACTATCCCGGTCGGGCTGGGGAGCGGTGGGGGTGGATAGGGCGGCTTCGCGATCAGCAAGAATCTGTTGAACGATTGCCATCGCTCCGGCTGCGTCTGGCTCAATCAATGCTGTTTCAATAGCTTTGATCGCCTCCACCAGATCGCTCTGTGCGGGTTGGCTGGTGAGGCGGGCAGCCGGTTCGTAAGAGGCCGCGAAAATGTCAGGCTTGATCGGCCAGTGTTCGCCCTTAACGCCAGTCGCAATCCAATCGCCGGGGGTAACGATATGTCCGCCTTCGAGTGTGTTGATCCAGCCCAGACCATTGCTCCCGCCTTCATCAAGCTGATGCGGAACGACAGCGGGGTGATCGCCCATCTTGTGCCATTGCGTAGCGCGGATCGTAGCGGTCTTTCGATACTCTCGCTCCGTCACCGGCACATCGTTTGTAAGGTTGGTCATAACAAAGTTCCTCAAATCAGCGGGGGTCGGTCAAGGAGGCAAACCGCCCCCGCCGCTCGCCCGACCGGCTGCCGGGTGAGCTCTTGTTCTTCACCAGCCAGCGGGCAGGTACGAAGCGAAGGCGGCATAGAGCGCGACGAACACCAGGCACGCGGCGAGCATCTTGCCAACCGACCGCCGTGCGCGCGCCCCTTCCATCGGCTCGATCCTGCCGTGGCCGAGGTAGCCGCCGCTGAAACGCTCGCGCGGCGCGGTGCGATCGAACCGGCTCATGCGTCACCGCCCTTCGTGAAGGACCGCTTGCGGGCCATGAGCTTGTCTTCGAAGGCGGCTTTGCCGTCGGCATCCACGATCGACCCGCGCTCAGCGTACCAGCGTTCCTCGACGGCTTTCAAAGCCTCGGGCGTGGTGGCGCTCGTCAGTTCGGCAGTGAACGTGTCCAGGCGGTCGTTGCGCTCGGGCGCTTCGGCGAACGGATCATCCTCACCCGTCCCGCCCAGCTCGTTCCGACGCGCCTCCAAAGCTTCACGAACCGCTTGCGCGAGGTCGGGCCGTTCATCGTCCCATCCTTCGATAATCTGCGACGGCTTGCCGCCAATGTAGCCGTTCAGCTTTTCAAGGTCCGGCGCGCGTCCGATGTTCGCGATGATCTTTGCCGCTGCATCCTTCGCCGGATCGCCAGCCTGTTCGACCACCAAAGGCTTCACCTTGTGCGGCTTGCGGCTGCCCTTCGTCGCGGTCAGCATCATCAGCTTTTCCGCTTCGATGTGGCTCATGTGGCTGATGCGAATGCCGCCGACTTCCATCCCGGCCCACTTCACCGTCGGATCACGATAGAGCGTCAGGCTGCGGCCGATGTATTTCCCGGCATCAGCACCCCAGCCCTGAACGAGCACACGGCTCATGGACTTGCAGGGCCGGAACGCCTTGTCGCTGCCTTCGAAATAGATGCTGACCGGCTGCTCCTGCCCCCCACTAATCCGAACATCGCGGATCGTGATCGTCATAGGTCCGGCAATCAGGTCGTCCGCGTTGATCTGGTCCGACTTAGGGACGATCACGCTGCTCATATCGTTCATGACTTCACTCCTTCTGCACGGCGATCAATCTCTCGACGCGCGTTCCATTTCAGATCCTCTTCCATTCCCTCTTGCCGCAGCATCCAGCCAAGGAACCCGGCTTCGACCTCGCTCCACGGCTTGTGGCGAAACTTGCCGATCGGGCAGCGGGGAAGGAGGCGCGGCTCTTTCGTCCAGGCGACCATTTCCTTGCCGGTCAGCGCGGTATCGAAGAGCGCTTTCAGGATGTGGGCGGTGACGTAGGCGTCGGGCCCGGCGCGATGGGCAGGCTGGGTCAGGGAGTGATCAGGCGCGATCTTGCCTTGATCCTCCAGCCAATAGCGCAGGGCCCCGTTGCTGTGGCTCGGTGCCTCGGGCCATGCTCGCAGCGCTGCTTTGTACGTGCAGATCACCGGCGCATCGAACGGCAGGAATTTTGCTTCGAAATCGGCATTGTGAGCGGCGTAGGCCGACACATAACTGGTGCCGGATGCCAGCATATCGCCAGCGTTGAAGGGTGCGCATCCAGCCAAGTCCGCAAGTGATATGTGATGAACAGCGCGGACCTCAGGCGGCATTGCATCCACCATGCACAGCCAAGATCTCGGCGCTTCGACAACCCATTTGTCACCGATCAGCGCGAGGTCGCAATAGCCAACCTCGCAAACCTGCGCGGGTGGTTCAGTGCCGTTGGTTTCGAAGTCGATGACCCGGATGACCGTCATGCGGCTTCTCCAATATACATCTCGGTTTCGACCCGCCGCTCGGTCGGGATCAGGCGCAAACCTGCCGCCTGCGCGGCGTGATAGTCAGCGATCGCGGCGCTCACCTTGGCTTCGAAGTCAGTCGCGGCGGCGATGATCGCCTCCTGCATTTCCGCATCCGCTTCGACGCGGATCGGAATCATCGGCAGGCCGCCTGAAAAGCTCACCAGGTCGATCCACTTGCGGCCCGTGACGAGTAGCCCGGTCTGCACCTGAAGCTTGAAGTCGTCCGGCATCGACCCGTCGCGATAGTTTTCGACGATAGTCTGAATCTGAAATTTCTGACGCCGGGATTTGCACTCGATCAGCCCATCCGCGCCGACCAGTCCGTCAGGCGAGTAGCCGAGCGTGAAGCCCCATTCGTCATTCGTAACGAAGCCGCATTCCGTGACCGGCTCGAAATTCTTCGAGTAGAGATCGCGCGCGGTAATCTCGTCCTCCCAGCCCCGGAGCATGTCGTCTCCGATATAGCTGGGCTCGACGTATTCGCTGATGCGCTGGGCTGCGAGTTCCCAGACATGCGAGCGCGTCTTGTCGTTGTTCGCGACCTTCAACGTCGGGGTCAGGATGTGCTTGATCTCGGAGGCGGTCAGCAGGCCGCAGCGGACCTGGTGCCACTCGTCCGAACCTTGGATCAGGTCGTTGTGATAGGTGATGCCCTTACCAGCGGGGCGATCCTGTGGGAGATCATCAAAGCATTCCTCTTCGACAACCAGCGGCTCGACGTAACCGATTTCGAATGGATTGTCCGTCATGGTCAGAACTCCATCCGAACAGAAGGAATATCGCCCGCGACGATCGCCTGAACGAGTTTGATCGCGGCCTCTTCGATCACGCCGCATTCGATCATGGCTTCCTTGGCGGCGGTCTTGATGGCGCGACGATGCTCTTGGTCGGCTTCGCGCCTCGCTTTCTCTGCGGCAGCGACCCGCTCGGCCTGCTCCCGCTGCGCTTCTTCGGCTGCGATCCGATCACGCTCGGCCTGGGCCGCACGCTCGGCTTCCTCGGCACGGCGATTGGCAGCGTCGATCTCAGCTTGCTTCTCGCGCTCGGCCTGCTCCCGTGCATCGCGGGCTGCCTTTTCGGCGGCGGCACGTTCGGCGGTCGCGATACGCTCGCGCTCTGCGCGCTCAGCGGCTTCACGGCGTTCCTTTTCGGCCTGCTCCGCCTGGACACGCTTGCGCTCGATCTCCTCGGCTTGGCGCTTCTCCGCTTCAGCCCGCTCCCGCTCAGCAGCTTCCGCGCGCAGCTTTTCGAGTTCGGCACGCTCGGCCTCTTCGCGCTCGAGCCGTGCCAGCGCGACCTTCAGAGTGTCGATGGTCGCGGCCTTGGCGGCCTCCGCCTCTTCCGCCATGTCCTGAAACTGATCCGCATCGATCGGCGTGTTCCAGACGGCGGCACCCCGCTTACGAACGGTCTCTGCCGTGTCGTCCAGCGTGACGACTGCATCGCGCTTGAGCGCTTCGATCACGCCGCGACAGGTTTCGATCCGGTCCTTCTCGGCCTGCTCCCATTCGGTCAGCGGGCGCCGGACAGACTCAGCCAGTGCGACCAGCTCCTCGCGAACCTCGCGCCGGGCAGCGTCGACAGCATTGATACGCGCCCTGGCTTCTTCATTCAGCTTCTTGCCGGCATCGTCGATCGCGGTCTTGGTGCGCGTAATCTTGTAGGCGAACGATTTGATCGCATCGCGGCCCTTCACTGTCGAAAGGTCAGGCTCGAAAGCTGCGATCTCGCTCTTGATGTGCGACAGTAGATCGTCGCGTTTGACCGGATCGGCCAGCACCAAGGCCGGATTATCGGCCACGGCCAGCGCAATGTCCGTCGAACGCGTTGAGGGGGCTTCGATTGCAGCGGCAGTCGCCATGTCGGGTTCCTCGGTCAGTGTTTCGAAAAGGGTCATCAGCATATCTCCCCGGTCCAGCAGGCAGCCGCGCCCGCCATCATGCGATCGACGATCAGTAGGAATGCGGCGAAGGCGATGCCGAATGCGGCCACGCGGAGGCGGTGGGCGGCGTCAGGCATCGTTGAGGTCCTGCGCAGCGCGGGCGCGAAGAGCGGCGGCAGTTAGAGCGAGCGCGGGGAGCAATGCGTTTTCGCCGTCTCCGACAAGTATCGTCGGATGGGCTTTTGCAGCGGGCGCGCATGTGGCGATGGCACCATCCGCATACGCGCTGATCGTCCATTCCCACCCTTCCGGCACCAGAGTCATGGCGGCGTCGAGAGAGGCGGTATAGGCTGGAAGCGGAACGCCGTGCCCATTCGCATCGTAGTAACACCTACCGAGAGAGTGGCCTTCGTCCTTGCTGCGGATGCCCTGCAAGGGACAAATTAAGCGATCAACCTCGCGATCTGGCCCATCCAGCGCCTCGACCCGCTCCGCCAGCGCGATCAGTTCTTCGGCCCGGCTCATTGCGTCACCAACGTAAGATCGCGCCCACTGGCCGCGTCCGCAAAAGCATCGAAAGGCCGCGTCGGCAGGAAACTGTCGGTCTGCATCGAGAACTCGTGCCGCAGGTCGAGCGGCGTCACGCGCTTCGCCAGACCGGTCACTTCGTCCCGGCGATAGGTCGCAGCCTTCGCAACGACGTAGAAGCCATGCAGCAGCCCTGCCCGCTTCCCATCGTGATACTCGCGGATGAACAGCCGATCCTTGTGGTTCAGCACGGTGTCGCCAGCCATGGCGAGGTTCCGCGCTTCATCCAGCGTCTCGGCCTGCTCGACCGCGACGGGGTGCATCTGCTTCGAGCCATGCGCGAGACGCCATGCGCGGAAGGTCAGCGCGCGGACAGCAGGCATACGGATTGCGGCTTCAAAGCTCATGCGAACCTCGTTGTGTGTCGGGTGTTGCGGGCGATCCTGCGGTGCGTCTCGTCGATCCGCTTGAGGCGCAGGGCTTCAAGGCGGTCGGCGCAATGCTGGACGGGGTGGGCATCAAACGTGTTGCCGTGGATGTCGGGGCCAGCCCAAGCGGCTTCGGAGGCGCTCATGCCGCCTCTCCCATCGCGCGCTCGATCATCCAGCGGCTGTGCCGTTCGCGGGCAGCTTCACCGTATTCGTCCATCAGCGGGCGCTGTTCGAGCATCCACCGCAGTTCGCTTTCGTCCTCGCAATCGAGGGCCATGCGCGCGGCTTCGGTCCACTCGCTATCGCTGTAGGTCGTGCCTTCGGGGGTCTGACCGGCAAGGATGCGATCGGTGAGGGTCAAGGTTTGGGCGGTCATTTGCCCGCCTCCACCAGTTTGCCACCTTCGACGCGGTAGGGCGTGTTGGCTTCAATGCCGCCCTCGCCAACATAGCCGGTAGCGATGCGATAACGCTCGCCATCCCACCACTTGACTTGAACGGTGCCCCTGTCGCCAGCGGTCGCGGTGCCCCAGTCGCCAGCGGTCGCGGTGCCCCAGTCGCCAGCGGTCGCGGTGCCACTGTAGCCAGCGGTCGCGGTGCCCCAGTCGCCAGCGGTCGCGGTGCCACTGTAGCCAGCGGTCGCGGTGCCACTGTAGCCAGCGGTCGCGGTGCCACTGTAGCCAGCGGTCGCGGTGCCCCAGTCGCCAGCGGTCAGAAAAGCCCCGACAATCGCGCCGGTAATTCCAGCATCCGACAGAAACTGCGTTGCCGATCGCTGATCGCCACAGTGGACGACCTCGCAATACGGGAACTTGATCTTGCCGCTAAGATCGACAACCAGACCGGCTTCGTGCGCCTCGGTGATGTCGCAGACCAGCCACTTGGCCTTGGGCGACCAGTCGAGATAGCTACCGCGACCTTCGCCATTCAGTAGGCCGTGAAGACCATTCCCGCAGTTCGCGTCAGACTTCCAGTCAGGCGCTTCGCAACGTCCGGTATCGGGCCATTGAAAGCCGCCATGGCCGCGAAGATCGCTGTCGCAGGTGCGGAGGGCGTAGACGCGCTTTTGGGACGAGACGCTCATGCCGCCACCTGCGACATATGAGCGCCGGGGCCGTTCTGCGTACCACGGATCCAATGTTCGGCGCGCGGCGGTGCGATCTCCTTACCGAAAGCGCGATGCCAAATGTGCCGCTGATACCAGACGCCATCCGAGCGGCGCGCCATCTGAATGTTGTAGCGAAGATCGCCAGCGCCGGTCACACCGGTTTCGAATTGCGGCTCCAGTTCGATCTCTGGAACACCGTAGGGGAGTTTTGCCATCGTAGCCTCCTCATCGACACCGGTTGGTGCCTGTTGAGAAGGGTTCTACAACCCGTTTGTTGTAGCGTCAAACACTTTCTACAAAAAAGTTGTTGCGCTTAGTGGACCCTGCGCCCGAACCATATTACGCGCCCTATCAGGTGGATTTCCTCCAGCAATCGCTCGCGGGGTTCGTAAATGCCGTTTGCGCTCACAACGCGCACTTTGGCGGGGTCGCTGTCCGGCACCTTCTCCAGATACTTGATGACGTGCCCGTCACCATCCCAAAGGCAGAAGGCTCCAGGCTGCGCGAGAGATTTGCGCCGGGTGTCCACCAGTATCTGATCGCCGCCGCGAAAATCCGGTTCCATCGAATTGCCTTCTGCGATCATTGCTAGAAGGCTGGACGGTGGGGCGCGCAGCTCGCGTTCGATAAGATCGCGGGAGAAGGAAACGACGCCCTGATCGTCATCGCCAGTGCCGCCGCCACCCATACCCGCGAACGTCGGCAGCAAGGCGATGCCAACACTATCGTCTGACAGCGCGCTCGTAAGGTGCGGGTCTTCGCGGGTTTCGCCATCCGCATTAACGAGCGAGTCAATAACGAACCGGGTCCACGCCGGGAACCGCTTGTTTTTTCCCTGCTCGAATTTGCTGACAACCTGCTGGCTGACCTCGGTTGGATCGCCCGCCTCATTCGCGAGACCATTGATCCGCTTAGCGAGGTCGGACGCGCTCAAGCCGCGC